TACTTCGGTGGCATGTCTGCTGGTACTGAATTAGTTACCGTTGGTTATAAGGGTACTTCCCCTTATGATGCTGGTCTATTCTATTGCCCATATGTTCCTCTACAAATGGTTCGTGCTGTTGATCCAGCTACTTTCCAACCAAAAATCGGCTTCAAAACCCGTTATGGAATGGTTGCAAACCCATTTGCCGAAGGTCTAGATGTTGGTCAAGGTAGATTAACTGCTCGTAAGAACGTTTATTACAGAATCTTTGCCGTTCGCAATATCATGTAATATCCTTTTATAAGGAAACGAAAAGGGAGCTTCGGCTCCCTTTTTTATTGTCAATAAATTTACATAAATACTACATCATTTCAAATAGAATTTTTAGTATGTCAGCATTAAATAGAAATCCACCGAATACAAATTATTTACAATCTACAAAATTCCAGATTATTTTTCCAAGAATAAGTAGTGTAACTTATTTTTGCAGATCTGTAAATGTTCCCGGATTATCATCTACTCCGGTGGTACAAACCACTCCATTTGTAGATCTTTATAGACCGGGAGATAAAGCTATATACGAAACATTGGATATAGAGTTTATTGTTGATGAAGAACTTTGGTCTTGGCAAGTAATTCATGATTGGATTAGAAAATATTCGTTCCCATGTTCTTTTGAAGAATATAAAACTTTAGATAGAGAATCTATTGTTTCTATGAAATCCGTTTCTCCACAATATTCAGATGCATATCTATCCACATTAACTGGACTAAATAACTTTAAAGTTAATATTAAATTTGTTGATGTTTTTCCTATATCTCTATCTGGAATAACAATGAGTTCTGCACAAAGCGCAGATGATATTTTAACAGCAAAAGCAACATTTAAGTATCAACTTTACAATTTCGAAAGAATTTAAATTATGAGATTATATTATGATAAAATTGGAAACTTTACTTGAGGAATGGGCGCAAGATTGCATCATTGATGATGGTAATATTAAAATCGAATTAATTAGTATTCCTAAATTACACGCCAAATATATTAGATATCTTAATGAACATAAAATGGCTTCGTTTAAAGCCAAATTTGATTATGATAAAATGAAAAATGTTAGAAGTGAATATTATCTTGGACAATTAGATCATGAATCTCTTGAAGAATATGGATGGGAACAGTTTGATCTTCATGTAACTAAAACAGGATTAGAAAAGTATCTTAATTGTGATGAAATTCTAATAAAACTTCTCCAGAAAAAAATTTATCACGATCAGGTGATTTCAACCTGTGAATCTATTCTAAATGAACTCAAATCTAGAACTTGGCAACTCAAGACTCTAGTTGATTATGAAAAATTCCTATCTGGTGCATAATGGCTGATTTATATATAGAAAAAAAGAACGAAAGTTATCTTATCGTTTCTGGTGAACAATCTACTCTATACGAATTACAAGATGTATTTACATTCTTTGCAGAAGGATACAAATTTCATCCAAAATACAGATCGAAAATGTGGGATGGAAAATTACGTCTACTTAGATTAACATCAAAAAATAAAGGGGAAATATATTTTGGTTTATTTAATCAAATAATTTCTTTCTGTAAAAATCGAGATTACACATACGAAATTTCTGACAATTTAAAATCCAAACGATTGGATATTGATACAGATGTTTTTATAAGAAATGCAAAACCTTCTTCAAAAGGAGAAGAGATAACTCCTAGAGATTATCAAATCAAGGGGTTTACGGATTCTATTATGAATAAAAGACAATTGATATTAAGTCCAACTTCTTCGGGCAAATCTCTTACAATATATCTAATCTCCAAATATTTGTCTGATATGGGATTAAAAGGTCTTATTATAGTTCCTAGTATATCTCTAGTACATCAATTGTATTCCGATTTTGAAGATTATTCGCATTTCAACAGTTGGGATTGCAATAACAATATACACAAAATATATCAGGGACAGGATAAAAATGTAAGTAAAAAATTAACTATTTCTACATGGCAATCATTACATCTAATAAAAGAAAATAGTTTTTTCTCTCAATATGATTTTGTTATAACTGACGAAGTACATACAGCAAAAGCAACATCTTTAACTAGTATATTGGAAAAATGTGTTAATGCTTCATATAGAATAGGATTAACTGGAACTTTAGACAATTTAAAAGTAAATGAAAAAACATTAATAGGATTATTTGGTCCTATTAATAAATTAATAACTACAAAAGAGCTTATTGATAGAAAACAAGTTTCTGCATTTAATATTAAATGTCTATTATTAAAATATGATAAAGAAACAGCTAAAGCCATTAGGAAGTTCAAGTACCAAGAAGAAATAAAATATCTTGTATCAAATACTAAGAGAAACAATTTCATAAAAAATCTTTCTTTATCTCTAGATAAAAATACTATTATTCTATTCAATTTTGTTGAAACTCACGGAAAAGTTATATATGAAATGCTTCTAAATTCGAAGCATAGAAATGGTCGTAATATATACTTCATACACGGTGGAGTTGCTGGTGAAGAAAGAGAACGTATAAGAAATATTATGGAAAATGAAAATAATGCTATTATTGTCGCTAGTTCGGGAACCATGAGCACAGGCGTTTCAATCAAGAATTTGCACAATATTATATTTGCCATATCAGGGAAATCTCGTATTAGAAACTTGCAATCTATTGGTAGAGTATTAAGATTACACGATCAAAAAGAAATAGCCACATTATATGATATTGCAGATGATTTATCTGTTGGTAAACACCATAATTTTGTACTATCTCATTTCCTAGAGCGTGTAAAAACTTATAATCAAGAACAATTCGATTATAAGATTATAAATGTCGATTTTAAATAAAAAGGATTTATCATGAGTTATATAAAATTTGTAAGACTGAAATCTGGAGAAGATGTCATTTCTTTTGTAGAAAAAGACCTCAAATCAGATACAATCAAATTAACTTATCCATTAAATGTTATTTTACATTTCAATTCAAAGAAAAATACACAAGAAATGATATTAAGTTTTTGGCTACCATTAAACTTGTTAGAGCATAATTATGCCGTGCTTCCTTTATCTGAAATATTACTGATTTTAGAACCAAAAGAAGATTTTAAAGAATATTACATAAATTTTTTAAATGATTTTGAATTTGATGATTCAAGTGATGTTGAACTAGATAAAGAAGATATTAAATCGATGCTAGAAGCAATGGATGCTAAGAATTTAAACAAGATACATTAAATATGATATACATCAACCGGGGTACATACTTAGTATCCTATAATTTTTCATAAAAGTCAAGCATTATTTTTTCTTTACTTACTTCCGAGGATATGATATAATGTATGAATATAAAAAATACTAAGGAGAATATCTTGAAAACTACAACACAATATATTAATAATGATGATTTCTTGAAGGCGTTAATTGAATATAAAACAGCATTATCCGAAGCAATAGAAAAGAATGAGAAAAAACCAAGAATTCCAAATTATATTGGAGAATGTTTTTTGAAAATTGCTTCAAACTTATCTAAACGTCCTAATTTCTGTTGTTACACATATAAAGACGAGATGATATCCGATGCGATAGAAAACTGTTTGATGTATTTTGAAAATTTTGATCCTGCTAAATCCAGCAATCCATTTGCGTATTTTACTCAAATTTGTTGGTATGCTTTTGTGAGAAGAATTGCCAAAGAAAAAAAGCAACAGTATGTTAAATATAAAGCTACCGAGAATTTTGGAATTCTTGATGAAGAAGAGTTAATGGAACTTGGCGATGGAACGATAAACCAGATTCAGATATATGATAATTTATATGAGTTTATTGAACAATACGAATCCAATGTCAAAGAGAAAAAAGAAAACTCGAAAAAAAGAAAAGGTATAGAAAATTTCTTAGAGGGATAATAATGAATAAATTATTTTTAATGCGAGTTGTTATAATTTTTGCCGTAATATTTGCATCGGTGACTATTTTTAATATGCTCAATAAACCAGTTATGGACGAATATAGAACTTCTTATACTAGGTTTTTACATATAGTAAAAAACGATGGAATCTATAAAGTTAGAATGCAAGGTAACAATATTCACGCTATAGCTAAAACAGGAGAGGAATTTATTATTAATTCTCCAGATAATGATCCACATCTAATAGATGATTTATTAGCACATAATGTAGACTTGGTGGTTTTAGATCCACCAAAAAGAAATATACTATTTGAAATCTTAATTAATTCGATTCCAATTTTAATACTTGTTGGTGTATGGATTTGGTTTGCTAGAAAGCAATCTGGTGGAAGATTGGGGTCAATTGGCAATTCCAAAGCAAAACTCTTGGAAAAGGATGAACACAACGAAGTAACTTTTGCAGATGTTGCTGGATGTGATGAAGCGAAAGAAGAGTTGAGAGAAGTCATTGATTTTCTTAAAAATCCAGAGAAATTTAATAAGTTAGGTGGTAAAGTTCCGAAGGGTGTCCTCTTGACAGGAGATCCGGGAACTGGTAAAACGTTACTTTCCAAAGCGGTTGCTCATGAAGCGGGTGTGCCGTTTTATTATTGCTCTGGTTCCGACTTTGTTGAGATGTTCGTAGGGGTAGGTTCTTCCAGAGTTCGTGATATGTTCGTTGAATTGAAGAAGAACGAATCTGCTATTCTGTTTATTGATGAGATTGATGCGGTTGGTAAATCAAGAAGTGCTGGGATGGTTTCTAATGACGAAAGGGATCAGACTCTAAATGCTTTGTTAGTAGAAATGGATGGATTTGGTACTAATTCTAGGATTATTGTTATTGCGGCAACTAATCGTGCGGATATCTTAGATAAGGCATTATTAAGACCCGGAAGATTTGATCGTCAGATTGCTGTTGGATTGCCAGATTTGAATGGGAGAACTCAAATCCTTGAAGTTCATACCAAGAATATTCCTATGTCCGAGGATGTGGATTTGCATAGTATTGCTAGAGGAACATCTGGCTTCTCTGGGGCAGAATTAGCCAATCTTGTAAATGAAGCTACTATTTTCGCTTCTAGAGAAGATTCTG